TGGCGACTCCCGAGGAGTGGCTGTGGAGCAGCTACACATTCTGTCTGCAAGACCAGTTCTCGCCGCCATGGCTCGACACCGACTGGCTGCTCGGGCAGTTTGGCACGCAGCGCAGTCTCGCGCGCCGGGCGTATCAGCGCTTTGTGCGCGAAGGCCACGGTCTCCCCTCCCCGCTGCTCGCCACCAGACACCAGCTCTATCTGGGGGACGACGCCTTTGTGGCGCAGCATCGCCAGGAGACTTTGCCCGAGCAGCTTCGCGAACTATCCTTGGCACACAAGCGATCTCTGGCGCTCCCGTTAAGCGACTATCAGGCAACTTACCCCGACAGAGACGAAGCCATGGCAAAGGCTTATCAATCCGGCGCCTACACAATGGCCGAGATCGCTAGCCATTTTGGCGTGCACTACATGACAGTCAGCCGGGCTGTCCGGAAACAAGAGCGATTACGGGGGGGGGATGTGTGAATGTTAGAACTGACCCCGTTCTTTTCTCCTGTTCAATATCGCTGCGGTTTGATGAACCAAGGTTTTGGCGGGTTACGGCTACGCCTAACCCACCCTACGAAAACCTACCCGCGAAGCCGCATCCCGCTTGGCTCTCCAAGCCCCTGCCCGCAAACCCATACCCTGCGTAGCTCTCCGAGGCGCTCGCCCGGCGCCCTCCCACCCGTCATGCCTGCGCAGGCAGGCATCCAGCGGCTTGCCTCCCGCGGCGTGACCGCGCGTACACGCGTGTCACATAGGTGCGCGCAAAGCAAAGACACTGGGTCCCTGCCTGCGCAGGGACGACGGGGATGGCGAGATGCTCGCGAAGGCCCGCTCCGCTTGGCTCTCCACGGGCATGCCCGCAAACCCTTGCCCTATGCGGCTCTCCGGTCGCTTCCGGGTGGGCCCTGCCTGCCGCGCTAGGGGGCGGGTGGGGTGAAGTCACCGGCGAAGACCTGGACGAAGTGTGCGGGGTTGAGGTGTCGGCGGATGGCGGCGTTGACGTCTTCGACGGTGAGGACCTGCAGGCGGGCTTCCTGGGCGAGGGTGAAGTGCATGTCGCGCTGCTGGTAGAGCTGCGAGGCGAGCGTGCGGGCGAGTGCGCCGTCCTGGGTGCGCGCAATGCGGGCAGCTTCGAGGAGGCCGCTGCGTGCGTCTAGCAGTTCCTGCTCGGTGATGCCGTCGCGCACGAATCGCGCCAGCTCTTCGTTCAGCCCGCGCTGGAGGCGTTCGAGGTTGCCGGGGGCATAGATGGCATACAGGCCCAGCAGGCTGTTGGCCTCGTACGCGTTGAGCTGGAGGAAGGCACCGACGTCGTAGCTGAGGCCCTCCTGATGGCGCAGGCGGTCGGCCAGCCGGCTCTTGAGGCTGCCACCGCCGAGCACGCGGCTGGCGATGGCGAGCGCGGCGGCGTCCGGGCTGTCGTCGCGCAGCGGCAGGCGCAGCCGCGCCACAAAGAAGGCGTTGGCCTTGTCGGGCGCGGCAAGGCGGATCTGCTCACCCGTATGCGCGCGGAATGGCGTGGGAATGCGGGCGACGGCTTGCCGGGCACGCCAGTCGCCAAACAGGCGCTTGACCTGGCCGGTGACCGCGGGGGCATCGAAATCGCCGATGAGGGCGAGCTGTGCGTGGGCCGCGCCGTAGAAGGCACGGTGAAAGGCCTGGAGCTCGGCGAAGCGCAAGGCCTTGATCGCGGCCAGCTGCTCATCCAGTGATTCGGCATATCGCACATCGCCTTTTGGATAGGGGTTGTCGTGACGCGCCAGCGCGCGCCCGGCCAGGCTTTCTGGCTGGCTGCGCTCGGCTTCGAGGGCGGTGAGCCACTGGCTGCGCAGTTGCTCGAATTCGGCGGCGGGGAAGCTCGGCGCGCGCAGGATCGTGCGCAGCAGGTCGAGCATTTCGCTGAGCTGATCGCGCCGGGTTTCGAAGGCGACGGTGACGATGCCGTCCTGGCCGGAGATGTCGAGCTGCGCCTTGAGGGCATCGAACCGGTCGGCGATCTGCTGGCGCGTGAGGCCCTGCGCGCCCCGCAGCAGCATGGCCGCCGTGAGCGCCGCGGCGTGCTTCTTGCCGCGCAAGGTCTGCGCGTCACCCAGACGCAGGATCAGGCTGCCCTGTACGGTGTTGCCGCGCGTGCGCTTGGCGAGCAAGGCGAGTTGCATGCCATTGGCGAGCACGCTGCGCTGGGTGCGCTGCTCGATATTCAGCGGGCTGGCGTCGAAGGCTTCGCCCGCGGCCAGTGCGGCCCGCCCGCGATAGTCCGCCAGCATCGTGTCGAGCGCCGGCGCCTCCGGAATCACCGCGCGCTGGGGCTTTGCGGTGGGGATGAATTCGCCGAGGGTGCGATTGGCGGCCAGCAGGTAATGCTCGGCCACTCGCTGCACCTCGGCCAGGGTGGCGGCCTCGATCCGGTCGCGCTCCAGGAAGAAGAGCCGCCAGTCGCCCAGGGCGATGGATTCCGACAGCGCCACGCCGAAGTGGGCGGGGTCGTCCAGCGCCTGCTCATAGGCATTCTTGAAGGCTTGCCGGGCGCGTTTCAGCTCGACCTCGGTGACGGGGCGCTGCCTCAGCCCTTCCAGCTCGGCGAGCAGGGCACGGCGGGCGGCCTGGGGCGACTGGGTCTTGTCGAGCTGCAGGAACGCCATCAGCATGCCGGGCTCTTGCAGGCTCAGGACCTCGACATCCGCGGAGGCGGCCAACTTCTTCTCGACCAGTGCACGGTGCAGACGGCCGCTGGGGGAATCGCCCAGCACATAGGCCAGCAGTTGCAGCGCCGCCATATCGGGGTGCGCACCGGCGGGAATGTGGTACATCGCGCCCAGCAGGCGGCTGTCCCCCACCCGGCTGACGCTGACTTCGCGCGCGCCATCCTGCACCGGATCGCGCGTATAGGTCGGCGGCAGCACGCGCGCCGGGCGCGGAATGGCGCCGAAGTATTCCGTGATCCGGGCCAGCGCCCGCGCTTCGTCGAAATTGCCCGCGACGACGAGCACGGCATTATCGGGCTGATAGAAAGTACGGTAAAAGGCCTGCAGGTTTTCGATCTTCACGTTCTCGACATCGCTGCGGGCGCCGATGGTGCTCTTGCCGTAGTTGTGCCACTGGTAGGCGGTGGCCATCATCTGCTGCCAGAGAATGCCGCCGGGATCGTTCTCGCCAGATTCCATCTCGTTGCGCACCACGCTCATCTCACTGTCGAGATCGGCACGTGCGATGAAGGAATTCACCATCCGGTCGGCTTCCATCCGCAGCGCCCAGTCGAGCTTGTCTTCGCTGGCGGCGAAGGTCTCGTGGTAGTTGGTGCGGTCAAAGAAGGTGGAGCCATTGAACTGCATGCCGCGGCGGGCAAACTCCTGCACGATGGTCTTGCCCGGCAGGCCGGGCGTGCCCTTGAACAACAGGTGCTCCAGCAGGTGCGCCATGCCGGTTTCGCCGTAGTGTTCGTGGCGACTGCCGACCTTGTAGGTAACGTTGACCGTCGTGGTCTGCTTGGAGGCATCCGGCGCCAGCAAGACCTGCAGACCGTTCGGCAGGCGATAGGCGTGAATGCCTTCGATGCTGGCCTCAGGCTGAAGCGACTCGGGCGCCACCGTCGACGCAACACTGCCCTCACCCGCATGCGCGGTCGCGCTGCCCAGCCCGGCCACAACTAGCCAGACGAGCCCGACCCCCAGCCACACGCCCCGCTTCAAACCGCTCTCTCGCACGCACATTCCCTTTCTGAAGACTGTCTTTACTCGCCCGCGCCACGACCCGCTACAGACAGGCGGGGCGGCAACAGGTTCCCGCGATCAAATCGCGCCGCAAGCGCGGCAATCCGACTACAATAGCGCCCGCCCGTGCCGCCGTAGTTCAATGGATAGAACGGCCGCCTCCTAAGCGGCAGATACAGGTTCGATTCCTGTCGGTGGTACCAATAGATTAAATCAGGACAACTCAGAACGAATCAGAAAGCCCGCGAAAGCGGGCTTTTTCATGCCTTTCCAAGTCGCTGTTAGTGTCAGGACGTTGCATGACATGCCCCCAAAGCGCATCATTGTTGGGGGCATTTCTGGGGGCTTCGAGATGCCCCCAGAAATTGATGCCCCCAATAAAGGGAGAGTCATGCCGCTAACAGACCTGCAAGCCAAGAAAGCCGCACCCAAAGACAAGCCGTACCGCCTCGCCGACTCGGCGGGGATGTATCTAGAAGTCCAGCCGAATGGGCGCAAGTACTGGCGCCTGAAGTATCGAATTGCCGGGAAAGAAAAGCGCCTGGCCCTCGGCGTGTATCCAGAAGTACCCTTGAGTCAGGCGCGAGGTGCCCGAGATGAAGCACGAAGGTTGATAGCCAAAGGAATAGATCCGTCTGCCGAACGTCAGGCAGCCAAGAAGGCTGCGCTAGCTTCTATCGAGAACACCTTCGAGGCCGTGGCCCGCCGCTGGTTTGCCGAGCACGAACCGACGTGGAGCAAAGCATATTCGTCACGAATCATGGCGCGCCTTGAGGCGGATGTTTTCCCGAATATTGGCGCCATCGATATCTCGGCCCTTGCCCCTGCCCAGCTGAAAAGGATGACCGAGAAGATCCGCGCTCGGGGTGTTACCGAAACCGCACGCAGAGCCCTTCAGGACGTTGGTCAGGTGCTTACCTATGCTGATCTGCCGGATGTCACCGTCAGCCAGAGAAAGAAGCTCCCCGCACACAAGGTCAAGCACATGGCGGCAGTCACAGAGCCCATGGATGCGGCGATTCTGCTGCGCGCCATTGATGGCTACCAAGGGGGCATTGTGGTGCGCTGCGCCCTTCGCCTCGCACCGCTGGTATTCGTTCGCCCAGGAGAGCTACGCGCCGCAAAGTGGGCTGACATGGATATGCGTGCCGCCGAATGGCGTTACCGCGTCAGCAAGACCGACACCGACCATATTGTTCCGCTCGCGCCGCAAGCACTCGCCATTCTGCGCGAGTTGGAACCAATAACCGGCCATTCTGAGTATGTGTTCCCCAGCCCGCGAGGCGGTCGCCCCATAAGTGAGAATGCATTGCGCGTGGCCCTGATCGCGCTTGGCTTCGGTGAAACACAGACCGCCCACGGCTTCCGGGCAATGGCGCGCACGATCCTTGACGAGAAGCTGAAATATGAGCTTCACATCATCGAGCAACAACTGGCCCACGCCGTAAGAGACCCGCTTGGTAGAGCCTATAACCGCACAGCCCACCTACCCCAGCGCCGGAAAATGATGCGGGCTTGGGCGAAGTACCTGGACAAACTCAAAGCCCGTGCAGGCGTCGTACCTTTGAGTGGGAATAAAGCGTAGCTCTTCTGAAAGCTATAAATAGCAGAGGCAACAGTGGAAACAGTGGTAACTATTAATGATAGCTCTATCTAATATATTGTTTTATATGTCTTTTTTATAAGACAGTCTGTTGCCGCTGCTGTTGCCACTCGCTGTAGGGGTGGTAACAGAGAAAGGCATCACACCCCCTCTTTCACTCGCTGCAAATCCGCCTGATCGTGCCCCTCGTCGCGATGGTGTGGCGTTTCGCCACCCCATCGCGCTGGTAAGGAAATCCGCACACAGGAAAATTCAAAAACAAAAACAGACAATTGCCCTACTGAGTTTTGCAGGGGGCGGTAAATGTCTTTGCGTCACGAACTGTTTGCTTTTGGTGCGCTTGCCGATGATATCGGCGCTGTGCCTGCCATGAAGCTGTGCGCCTTCTATGGGGGCTTCACTGTCTATGTACCCGGGAAATTCAGCCCCGATCACTTTCTTTGCCGATTGTTGGGTGAAGAAGCCTTCAGGCTGCTGATTGCGTGCCATGGGGGCGAAGTACTGAGCCCGCCCGCCGCTGAGATGCTGCCATTACGGCGTGCAGGAATGGTCTATCGGCTCTCCCGGTACCAAGTTCCTGTGGGTGTCGTTGCTGGCGCCCTGGGACTGACGAGAAACCGGATTCACCAGCTCAACAAGTCGATTGAGCTGGAGTGTATCGATGATCTGATCCCCGAATTCTCTGCGTTGACGTCGCCAGATCAGCCCGAGGCTGCAGGCGTCTGAACACACCTCTTCAAAACATCCACGGAGTTAGAAACATGGCAAAGCAAGACGTATTCAGCAGTGATTACTTTTCGATGCGAACCCTGACGGCAAGCATCAACAAGGTTCCAGTTAAGCCGTCCCGAATAGCGAAGCTTGGGATTTTTGAAGAGAAGGGCATTGCGACAACTGAGTGCGCAATTGAATTCCAGGATAACAAGATCGCCTTGGTGCCCACTACGCCGCGCGGTGGCCCTGCTCCGGTGTACACCCATGCTAAGCGTGAGGCGGTGCCTTTCACGCTGCCGCACCTGATTACCCGCTGCACCTTGCTGGGCGATGCAATACAGAATGTCCGGGCATCAGGCGGGACTGACACTCTCGTCATAACAGATGCGATTGAAGAGCGTCTTCTTGGCATGCGAGTCAACCTGGAGGCCACTATCGAGTACCACCGGATGGGCGGCATCAAGGGTGTAGTTCTCGATGCGAATGGTTCCGTGCTGTTTGACACGTTTGCCGAATTCGATGTTGTAAAGAGTACGCACGCTCTTGACTTGAGTGCCCAGGGAGGGAGTCTCCGGAATCAAGTTATTGCGGCACGCCGAAAGGCAGAAAAGGTGCTTGGTGACGATGCGGGGAAGGTCAGCAAATGGGTTTGCTTGAGTTCTTCCGGATTCTTTGATGGGCTGGTTTCTCATCCATCGATGGAATCTTACTTCTCCGGCTGGGATGGCGCATCCTCGTTGCGTGATGACATACGGGAGTCCTTCCCCATTGGAGGCGTCTCTTTCGAAGAGTACGTCGGTTCAATTGGCGGGGTCAACTTCATTGAGGATGGGAAAGCGTACCTCGTTCCGGTTGGTGTTCCTGGCCTTTTCATCTCTCGATTTGGCCCGGCAGATTACGCGGAAACCCTCAACACGATTGGCGTTCCGTATTACGCGAAGTCCGTTCCAATGGAATTTGATCGCGGCGCCAAGATGGAGGCGCAGAGCAACCCGATCAATCTTTGCACTCGCCCGGATGCAGTTGTCGAGCTGAGCATCTAAACCCCAAAGGGGGTAGCGAAACGCTACCCCCTTCACGTTATGCGAGAAATCATGGCCGCCAATCAATCGAAATATGAGTTTCCGCCGACCATTGCCAGCCAGATACAGTGTGCTGCCGAGGCCGCTGGGCTATCTGAGTACTTGCTAGTTTTCGCTCTTGATCCATCGCTGACGAGCCCCGAGACAATTCAGGCTCGCATAAAGCTGGCAGAAGAGGTTAGGGATTTGTCTGTGCTGTCTGGTCATGCAGATCTGGCCGATGAACTGATTCGGTCAGGTGCGAGCAGGCAATCAGCGTGTGACCGCATCACTGCTGCCCGCGCTGATGCGTCTGATGCGCTTTACATCGACGGCGCCATTTCGAGCGAACACTTTGAGAGCACGACAGAGCGCCGCCGGGCGGGTGTATCCAGCAGCCTTGGTGACATGACCCAAGATATCTGGAGTGCCCGCACAAAGGCAGGCCATGGGTGAGGCTACGATTACCATCAATATGGATGCGCTTACTGCGCTTTCGGCAGAGCTCGGGTTGGTGCCGGCTGCCATTGATCGTGCGCTAGCCACCGTATTGAATCGGCGCGCTCCCGACGTAATGGAAGATGCCAAAAGCAAGATTACTTCTCGCGTGCGTCTGAGCGAAAGCTATGTGGCTGATCGCATGCGGGTTACCAAGGCCACATTGTCTAGGCCGGTTGCCGTCGTGATCGCCAGCGAGAGAAGCACGAAGCTCGCCTCCTACATGGCAGTGCAACGTATTTCTGGCGCCCCTGGTGCAAAGGGAGACCCGCTGCGGAGAATTCCTGCGGGCTTCAAGCAGGCAGGGATATACACAGGGGTGAAGACAGGAAACCGAAAGCTGCTCTCGCGCGCCTTCATGATCCCGCTGCAAATGGGCGTCGATTCAGGCGGAAATGGAATGGGTGTTTTTGTCAGAGAAGGAAAAGGCAGAAAAGCCATTCGTCACTTGTATGGGCCCAGTGTCAATCAGCTATTCAGTGGTGTGGTTGTAGAGATCGAAGAGCCGCTTAAGCAGATGCTTGAGGATGATCTGATGAAAGAGGTTGCCGACGAAATGCGCGCAGTAGTAGGAGCTCTGAAATGAAAAATACCGAACTTCCCACGCCCGTCGACATGGCGAAACTTTCGCGCCTCATTGACGAACATCGCGAGCGCTCTTCAGCTTACCGGAGCGCAAGCGCTGCTTATCGCGAAGCGAAAGCCAAGGCTGGCCATTTGCTCGCTGACATGCTCTCTCGTGCTGCTGAAGGTGCAGACCTCATTGTGGGAGACGATGCAGATTCCCTGTATCGCATCACGATAGAAGACTCAAAGCATTACGCCCTGTCTTTGGCGGACGTGCAGACCCTTGCTTTGATGCGCCTGTCTGTCGCGCGAAGGCATGATGGCCTGCTCGCCATGGCGAAAGACTTGGCCGATTCTAGAATTTTGACAGACAGTCTTATGGCATATGCCAGTGCTAACGGCGAATTCATTGCCCTGTAAGGATAATCATGACTCACACAGACTTGTCACTTGAGAAAATCCGCGATCAGATCGCCATCCTTCAGGCTGAGCGTGCGGCATTGATCGCCCCACATCGTGGCCGAAAGGCGGTTACTGATTTGATTGCCAACTATCTTGCCCACGCGGAAGCCGCTGGTCGTGCAGCGCTGGCTACTGCCTTGCTTCGTGCGGATGCCGGGCAAGTCCTGGCGCCATTCACCGTTAAAGGTGCTGCCGTCGTCTCCGCTGCGCCAAGCGCCGCCCCGTTCGCAATCGATATGTCCGGGCTGCTGGTTGCTCTGCTCGGTACCGAGCGCCTGAAAGCGCTGCTGCACGAGCTATGCAACGAGATCCCGGAGATCCAGGAAACGCCTGATCCCGAGCTGCGTGAAACGCAGCTGCGCAAGATCGAAGCCGAACTATATGCCCTTGAGCTAGAAGAGGAGGCGAGTGTGTGCCGCCTTGAGTCCGAAGGCGCCAAGGTGAGCCGCCGCCCGGATGCCAGGCCGGAAATCGTGCTCGCAAATACCGCTTAACCGTTCAATGGTCGGGTGCCAGGCCCTGCCCGGCATGGCCTGGCCTGGCAGGTGCAATTGAGTCGAGGGCCTCGATTGCACCTGGTGAGCTCCTCACCGCCCGACCGCCCTTTTCGTGTAGTGCCTCCCTTTACTCCCCGGATTCGGGGAGTTTTTTTGCGCTGTCGTATTGAGCCTATCGGCCCGACCCCGTGAGAAATGAATTTCAACGCCACGCTTGACACTGTTCACGACATGGCGTTAATGTTGAGCCGTCTCTGAAACAACAGAGACACAGGTTTGGCGACCTGGAATTAGTTGGCGGACATACCGCCTCAGCGCGGTTTTTTTACGTCCGTAGCATGGCTGCATCCTTTATGGGCGGGCCGTGTGGGAGATGCGCAAGCGTCTGCCGGTGCCAACTACCGGTTCGCCAACCTGCACGGTCTCGCCCGCCCCGGTTGGTGTCGGGGCGGCGGGAAACACAACCCGTCAGTAAAGGAATATCCGCCATGACAAACAATGTCAGTTCTGCGGGCAAGACTGCGCCCGCTTTCCCTGCTATCTCAGATCTCAAAAAGCTGCGTGATGCCGTCCAGGCGATGGACAACGTGTCGCAAAGCGCCTGCGGCAAGATCATCACGCTTGCCGATCTCGCACTGCGGCAGCTCGAAACACCCGAGTGTTACCGCAAGATTGATGAGATTGCCCAGCTCTTTGACTTGATCCGGGATCAGGCGTTCGAGGTGCGAGACTACATCAATGGGCGCGCAGAGGATTTAGGTTGCAACTACAAAGACGCAGCCAGCGAGCGCCGTAATATCGCGTGGCGCGCTGCCCGTGCTGACGTGGTGGGAGGTGAGAGCCATGCGTAATGCAGCCCGCCCACAAGAATTCATTCCGCTAGATTCGACCAAGAATCTTCAGCATGTCTTGAAGTTCCATGCAGCGCCTGATGGCACCTGCCTGATTGGGCGTCTTCCATTTATCGGCAGCGACCACTGGCGTGAATTTTCTTTCTGGGATGTCCCCGCTTGCGGCGGATACTCGGCTGGCCATACCGTGGGTAACAAAATGGCTCTGCTGTTCCTGAAGTACCTGCGTCGACATGGCGACACCGATGAGGTGGCTAGCCTCCGCTTGAACTGGGTGCTGGGGGACATGATTGATCGCTATGTCGTCCTTTGCGGTGGTAACCCTGTGCCAACCAGTGTTCAGAACGAAGCGCTGAACAGTCTGGTTGGGCAGATCGCCGGGTTCTTCGTGGAGCTGTCGCGGCGCCTGATCGTGTCTGTCGATCGCTGCGGCCACGATCTCGATCGTCTTGACTGGATCGCCCTGCTCGCAGAGGCGAATCGTGGTCTTAGCACTGGGGCTACCCGTGCTGGCGTGGTGGGAGGTGAGAGCCATGCGTAATCCAGCCCGCCCCGCCGTCCATACCGCCCCGCAAGAATTCATGCCGCTAGGCCCGAGTGGGAGTCAGAGTCTATTTTCTGTGCTGCCTGGCGTAGCCGCTGACGATGCGCTGTTTCAAGCCAACTGCTTTTTAGAAGTGGCAGATAGCTTGCTGCGAGGCCTTGCCACCAAGCACGACTCGATTGAAGCACACGGAGCCATCCACATGGTCGAGATGGCAATGGCCGTGGTTACTTCGGTTTCGCAAGGGTGCGTGAACGGCAGATCGAATGCCTTCACCCATGGGGCGTCGGGGCGCAGCGCTGACGAAAACCTGCCCCAGTGCGGAGGCTGAGATCATGGCTAACGCTGCGCTGGTGCTGTGCGTCGCCTGGCTTTCCAGCAGGCTACCCTTGGGTTATTTCAGAATACTTTCATTTAAATCAGATAGCTGCGGAAAACGGAAATCCGTACACAGAAGGTTTTTAATGGTCTGTGCTAGGCATCGATTCCGCGCTGAAAAGCAAAAAGGGAAATCCGCACACAGGCGGTTTTTATCGCGTTTCTTCATCGTTACCCCATGCCCTGCGACGTAGGGATACACAAGGAGATATCACGATGAACCAACGCAATACAGTTATCACAGTCACTTCTAAACAGAAGGGATCCGGCCTGTCTGGTGTGGGCGAAAGCCAGGCAGCGCCGCCGGCGGACTTCCGACTTGAGAAAATTCCTGCCGCAGCAGACCGGATGTGCATCTCACTCGCACAGGCCTACCGTGAGATTAAAGCGGGCAGGCTAGGCGCCATCGTCAAGGTCGGTGCGCGTTCTTCTGCGTTGCGATCCGCTGATGTCGACCGCTGGATCATGGATCGGCTGATCGAGTCTCAAGGCCGCACGCAAGGGGATGCAGCATGAGCCCCATCAATCAGACAGAGCTGAATTTTGAAGAGTTCAAAGAGGGTTACAACGAGGGTGTTCTTCGCCTCGGGTTGCTTTTTGGTGCGGCTGCCGTAGAAGCGGAACGTCAGCCGACAGACTCGTTAACGAAGCATCTAGCCGCGGACTTGATTGATCTGATGGATGAGGACTTCGATGGCCGGGATGACTCGTTCCATGCTGGATTCAGTACCTCTATCGCGAGGGTGCTTGCCGATCTCGCGTGGAGAGGTTTCCTGGCGCGGCTTGGTGATCGGCAGGGCAAGGAGGTGCATTGATGCCAGGCCTTGCGGAGATAGAAGCACGATTCGTAACTGGCATGCATGCGGCAGGCGTACCAATTGACGAGCCAAGCCTTGAGTTGACCGGCCGAACGGTGCGCTTCCATGTGCCAGGCGACAAGAAAGGCAGCAAGAACGGTTGGTATCAAGCCTATACAGACGGCAACCCGACAATATGCTTTGGTTGGTGGGGAAAGGTCGATACGCAGTCATTCTCTTTGCGTGACGTAGCGAGCGCGAGCCCGGAAGATCGGGCCGCGTACGCCAAGCGGATCGAGGAAGCGCGGCTGTACCGGCAAAAGGAGGCAGCCAAGCGCCAGGGGCAAGCTGCGAAGATTGCGGCGACGATCTGGGATAAAGCCAGCCCTGCCCCCGGAGACCATCCATACCTCGAAACCAAGGGTATCGGTTCCGGCAGTCTGCGTATGGGAAGCTGGCGAAAGTGGGGCAAGGACGATTCCGGCGAATGGCTTGAGCATCAGTTTGATGGCGTGCTGTTGGTGCCAATCCACAACGCAAAGGGCGATCTTCGCAACCTGCAAGCCATCTTGCCGAGAAAGGACTTGCCTGGCGGGCGGGATAAGGACTTTCTGTCCGGGGGTGAGAAAACAGGCTGCTTTCACCTGATGGGGCAACCCGAGGCCGGGCGCCCGCTGCTGGTGTGCGAGGGCTACGCCACAGGGGCAAGTCTGCATGAGTGCACCGGACATGCCGTCGCTGTGGCCTTCGATTGCGGCAACCTCAAAGCAGTCGCTGCGTCGCTCCTGGAAGCGTGGCCTGGCGCCCAGCTGCTGATCGCGGGCGACAATGACGCTGGCACAGAAGGAAATCCGGGCGCCACGAAGGCTCGCGAAGCAGCAGAAACGGCCGGCGTCAGATGGTGCGTGGCAGACTTCGCTGAGTTTGGAGAGGCTGCGGGCAATGCGACGGACTTTAACGACCTGCACGCGCTGGCCGGGGCGGATGCGGTTGCCCGGCAGATTGCCGCCGCGCTGGCAGCTGCGTCTCCGCCAGTGGATTCGGATGGTATCCAGAAGTTGAAGCCCGTCGAATCCCCGGCGGAGTTGAAGGGGGAGCAGAAGTTGGACACCGTTGATCGTGAGAGCGGTACCAGCGGGGAAACGTCAGGCAATTCTGTAACCGAAGGGCACGGCACCCGTTTCGAGCTTCGCAGTGATGGCGTGTATTACATCAAGGCAGGTTACGACCGGAACGACCGTTACCGCGAAGACCCGCCGGCCAAGGTTTGCGGGTATCTGGAAGCGGTAGCGATGGTGCGGGATCGCTATGGGCGGGGTTGGTGCCGCCTGCTGGCCCTGCGTGACCACGATGGCAAGACGCGCCGCATGTTGCTCCCGGACTCCACCCTTGAAGGTGAAGGCCGCGAGGTGACTAAGCCCTTGAGAGATGCGGGCTTGTGGGTGGCAGACAATAAGTCCGCGCTGCTGAAGATGTACATCAACCAATCCCGCCCCGCATTGCGCGCTCGCCTGACCGCACGCGTCGGCTGGCATGAGGACTGCGATCAGCCCGGTCTATGGTCTTTCGTATTTCCAGATGACCAGGTCGCGCCCATTGCGCCACAAGGCGCAGAGCCGTGGCTGTTTGAGGCCAAAGGCAGCGGCCATGCCTTGTTCAAGGCGCGTGGCACGCTGGAAGAGTGGAAGCAGAACGTCGGCATATTGGCATCCGGCAATTCCCGTTTGATTGTGGCGCTGTGCGCGGGGCTGGCGTCTGGCGTGACCTGGCTACACCCAAATATCCCGGGTGGTCTGCATTGGGCGGGCGGGTCTTCGCTGGGGAAGTCTGCGCTGCTGTATGCCGTGGCAAGCCTGTGTGGCGCGCCTGAGTACCGACGCACCTGGATGCAAACCGGAACTGCTGTTGAATGGCTGGCTGCCGGGCACTCGGATTGCCCGCTGCTGCTGGATGAGCTGAAGCAAGCAGGCAACCCGCGAGAAGTGGCCCAGGCTGCGTACATGCTGGCCAGTGGCGCCGGCAAGGGGCGTGGCGCGGCTGCGGGTGGCCTGCGCGAGTCGGTAGAGTTCCGTGCTCTGTTTCAAAGCAATGGCGAGATCGGACTTGACCAGTTCCTGCGCGAGCATAACGAGCGCAGCTATGCCGGGCAGTCCGTTCGCTTCTGCGAGCTGCCTGGTGACGCTGGCAAAGGGCTTGGCTGCTGGGATGATGTGGGTGATTTGCTGAGCCAGGACGAAGCCTTGCATCAAGGCGACAAGTCAGCGGCGGGGGCACGCTTTACAGACCGTGTGCGCGCCAAGGCCGCACGCTACTACGGCACGGCGTACCCAGCATGGCTGCGCTATGTGGCAGAACACCGCGACGATTTGGCAGATGAGTTTGACGAAATGCTGCCGCAATTCGAGCGTGCCTATCTGAGCGATGCGGCCGGGGGGCAGGTTCGCCGTGTATTGGTGAAGTTCGCTGCCTTTGCTTTGGTCGGTGAGAAAGCCACGGATGTGGGCATCCTGCCGTTTGCCGCTGGTGAGGTGACCAAGGCGGTGGGGCGGGTGTTTGAAGAGTGGGTGTCTGCCTTCGGCGGTGAAACCAATCAGGAGCCGCGCCGAATGGTGGCTCAAGTGAGAGAGTGGATACAGCGATACGCCCACACGCGCCTGGCTGATATGCGCCGCAGCTGGGTTGATGACACCCATACCGCCAGGCCTGCGGATTGTGGCGGCTGGAAGCGCCCGACCAAAGAAACCGCCACGCTGAGCCAATCTGAGCATGTCTTTGAGTACGCAATCTATCCGGCTGTATTCAATGGGGAGTTGTGCAAGGGCTTCGATCCTGTCCAGGTAGCGCGCGAGTTACGCCGCGTTGGTCTGCTGGAATGCCCGCCTGTAGGCAAAGACGGCAAGCACCGCCTTCAGGTCAACATGCGTGAGCCGGGAGCCAAGAACACGAGCCGTTTCTTTCTGATTGGCCCCTCAATTTTGGAGGGTGAAGAAGATGTCGAGGCTTGATTGGTCTGCGATGCTTGCGCCGGATAAACCGACAGAATCGAAGCCCAGTGTGGTTTGTTGCCCCAAATCTGTGGAAACAGAGCAAAGAGTGGAAACACTTCAAGTCATTGATAATAAATACAAAACTGACGTTTGTTGCCACGTTTCCACTGTTTCCACCAAAAGAGAGTGGAAAGGGGGGAGCCGTGCATTAAATGCAAATCTTCAGCCGGGTGGGGAGTGGTATGAAGGTGCTCGCGCCTATTCAAGTAACCCTGCCCGCATCTTGACCAGACCGTCATTGAACTATCGCCTGCACGGAACGGGGACGGGCGGCACTGTGATTGGTGATCCGGTAGATACGCTGGGAGACTTACTGGATGACCTGGTAAGCAGGTATGGAAGCAGGCTTGATCTGGAGTCAGTGAAGGAAGCATTCCATGAGCGTGCTGCAATCATGGAGTTTGACGCGGGTCTGCCCAGGGCAGAAGCGGAGCGCGCCGCACGAACCGACGTGGTAAGGGGGCTCGAAAAGGCGGGGGGCCCCTGATGGCCTACCCTCATACGGGTACATGGAACGCGCGTTTTTCAATTAGCGGCTGGAATCTGGGGTAAGTGAATTGGTTGCCTAGGTGCTTGAGCGGTGCGAATCGTTTGGGGGCACATTTGGGGGCATGGTGAGAAACAAGAAACCTCAAACAAAGACAGGACAAGGGTTTCAGCCGATAATGTGATTCCTGTCGGTGTACCAGGCTTTCTCCCCTCCCCCCTTCGGCGCGCACGCATGACCCGGTTCCATCGTCTCTTCAAATGGATCATGCTGGTTGCGGGTTTGCTGACCTGCAGCATGTTTTACGCGCTTTTCGCGCCGGCCGCGTCCTTGCAGGCGAACTTTGGCGAGCGTATCGACGGCGCGGTGGCCGAGATCGTGGTCCGCAACTGGGGGGCGCTGATCGGCTTGATGGGCGTTCTGCTGATCGTCGGCGCGTTTCGCAGCCAGGTGCGCACCGTGGCGCTGCTCGTCGCCGGGGCCAGCAAGCTGGTGTTCATCGCGCTGGTCCTCAGCCTGGGGCAGGCCTATCTGCCCTTCCAGGTCGGCATGGCCGTCGCGATCGACGCTGTCATGCTCACACTGTTCGCGATTTACCTGTTAACCCATTCGTCGACAACGCCCTGAGACGTTGTTGCGCCGGCGCCAGACTTTGGTGTTATTGATTAGGCCCCCAAATAGTATCAAGCAGCGTACTTGACGAAAGGATCTTGGAAGAATGATTTGATGCGTTCTGGTTTGGTCTCCAGATCTGTCATATGCTCAAC